GCGTCCATGTCGGCGGCGTACTACTGGCCGAAGACTGGCCGCCTCGAGGTGCTGGGCACGTTCCCGTCGCGGCCCTCGCTGCTGCATCGCGGTCAATCAGACGGCGTCGCCGATCGCTACGTCGAGATGGAACGACGTGGCGAACTGTCGACGCTCGGCGACCAGACAGTGCCGGTTTCGGCCTGGCTGGTCGCCGTCCTATCGCACATCGAAGGCGAGCATATCTCAGCGCTGACGATGGACCGCTACAAGCAATCCGAGCTCGGCGAGGCAATCGATAGGGCCGGCATCCGTGCGCCGATCGTCTGGCGCGGACAGGGCTTCCGCGACGGCGGCGAGGACTGCGAGCGCTTTCGGCGAGCGTGCTTCGATGGCCGCGTGCGCTCGAAACCCTCGCTGCTGTTGCGCTCGGCATTCGCTGACGCCGTGTGCCTGCGCGACCCCGCGAACAATTTGAAACTCGCCAAGGCCCGCTCGACGGGCCGCATCGATGCGGCGGCGGCGTCCGTCCTGGCCGTGGCCGAAGGGGCGCGCCAGCTGGCGCGCGGCGGGCGGCCTGCCCGCGCGGCGGTGTGGGCATGAGCAAGGTTCATCATGACCGGCGATGGCCGCCGCTGCGGCTCGCAGCGAAGCGTCGCGACGGATGGAAGTGCGTGAAGTGTGGCGGCCGACTCCGATTGGAGGTCGCTCACATCATCAGCGCGAAGGCGCGTCCGGATCTGGCTTACGAGCTGAGCAATCTGCGCACCCTCGATTGGAAATGTCACATCGAGGAGACGCGCGCCGAGCGCAATGGCGATGCCGATCCGCGCCGGCAGGCGTGGCGCGAGCTGCTGAAGGTCTCTCTCAACGGAAAGGAAAACGGCAAATGCTTGAGTCTGTGAAGATTGCACGTCGTCAGTCGGAGATTCGTTCCGCCCTGTCGGCGCTGGTCGGCAAGGAAAGGCCGACGGACGACGAAACGCGCTCCATGACCGACCTGGACAAGGAGTACGCGGCCAACGAAACCCGCTACCGCGCGGCGCTGATCGCGGAGGATACCGAGCGGCGCGACGCCAAGGGCGAGCTGGAAAGCCGCGGCGGCCGGGAGTGGGCCGACATGGTGAGCCGCTTCGAGGTACGGCAGGTCGCCTTGAACCTGGACGAGGGCGCCGCGTTGAGCGGTGTCACGGCCGAGGTCGTGCAGGAGCTGCGCAGCAAGGGCGGATTCCGCGGCATCCCGGTGCCCTGGCTGGCGCTGGAACGGCGCACTGGCGAGACCGTCGCGAGCGGTGTCCCGGACCCGAAGCAGACGCGCCCGATCATCGATCGGCTGTTTCCGGCTTCCGTTGCCGGCCGCATGGGTGCGCAGATGATCGCGATCGATCACGGCCTGGTCGAGTGGCCGGTCGTCACCTCGAGCGTGACGGCGGGCTGGGCCGACGGCGAAACGGCGGCGGTGGCCGGGCCGACTGCCTTCGCCACGACCGACAAGGCGCTGTCGCCGGACAACACGCTCGGGATCACGATGAAGATTACGCGCAAGGCAATGAAGCAGGTCGGCGACGCCCTGGAGCAGGCCGTCCGGCGCGACATGTCGAGCGCGATCGAGGCGGCCTTGGACAAGGCGATTTTCCTCGGCACCGGTGCCAACGGCCAGCCGGACGGCGTCCTGGTCGGCTCCTACGGGATCACCAGCACCGCCGTCGACACCTGGGCGAGCTGGGCTGCTTTCCGAGCGGCTGTGACGCGGTTCATGACCGGGAACGCGGCCAACGGGCCCGGCGATGTGAAGCTGCTCATTCGGCCCGAGATCTATGACTTTCTGGACGGCACGCTGATCGAAAGCACGGCGCTGTCCGAATGGGACCGCCTGGTCAAGAACGTCCCGAATATCGCGATGTCGAGCAATGCCCTCGCGGCACCGGCCAGTGGCCCGCCGACCACCTCGAAGGCGTTGTTGACGACGTCGGCCGGCGGTGTGTCGCCGATCTTCGTCGGCCTCTGGGGCGCCGTCGACATGATCCGCGATCCCTACAGCGACGCCACGTCCGGCGGGCTTCGGCTGACCGGGCTGGTGACGGCCGATGTCACCATCGCAAGGCCGGCGCAGCTGGAGATCCTGACCGGCCTTCAGAACGCGCCGATCAGCTACTGATGACGATCGAACGCCGCGCCGCGCTGCTCGAAATCCGAGCGGCCGGCCGGCGCCTGGTGGGGCACGCCGCCACCTTCGGCGCCGAGGCGCATATCGGCGACTTCGTGGAGACCATCGCGCCCGGCGCCTTTGCGGCGTCGCTGGCGGACGGCGGCGACAAGCTCGCATTGGTCGATCACGATCCCGGCAGGGTGCTGGCTCGCACGAGATCCGGCACGCTGCGGCTCGCCGAGGATGCTCGCGGCCTGGCGTTCGAAATCGACGTACCCGACACACAGGCCGGGCATGACGTGCTCGAGCTGGCAAAGCGCGGCGATGTCGGCGGCATGTCGTTCGGCTTCCATGTGCCCAAGGGCGGCGACTCGTGGAGCGGCGACCGGCGCGAGCTGCGCGCGATCGATCTTCGCGAGATCAGCGTCGTCCTGGCCTGGCCGGCCTATCCCGACACCATGATTGCGGTCCGCAACCGTCCTGCCGAGGCGCCGGACGCGGGATTGCGCCGCGCGCTGCTGCGCTGGAGGCCCTGAAATGGCGGTCACGATCAAGCAAACCGAAACCTCTCCCGAGGCCTATCCCGACTCGCCGGAAGGCCTGTCGGAGGCCGCAACGGCGATCGTGTCGGCCGTCTGGCGCCGGATCGAGACCTATACGGCCTTCCGAACGACCGTGCGCGACGTGACATGGATTGTCGAAGGCTGCGGCGAATGGGTGCCGCCGCTCACGCCCGCGTCGATTGCCTCTGTCGAGGTGTGGCAGGGCGACGAATGGCAGGTAGCCGAGCCGGCATCTTCGCCGCTCGGCGGCTACACGCTGCCCGGTCACGGTCCGTACCGCTTCACCGGCACCGCTGGTGACGATGATGCCGACGTGCCGGCCGATATTCTGGAGGCCGTTCGGCGCCTCGCTGAGTACATGGCGGCCGACGTGAACCCCGCCCATGCCGGCGCCCGTGTTGTCAGCGAGACCATTCCGAACATCATCACTCTCAGCATCGAACGCTCTCCCGCCTGGATGGCGCAAGCGCTGATCAACAGCGGCGCGGCCGACCTGCTGCGCAGATACAGGAGGGCATGAGCATGTGGCCGTTCCCGTCACGGCGCGAGGGTGCGCCAAAGATCGAGCCGGTGATGTTGAAACCTCCCGTCGAGACGCGCTCGGCGGCCTCCGGCTTTACCGCCGAGATCATCCAGGCGCGCGAGGCCTATATTTCCGGCCGGCGGGGCATCGCCGAACTCACGGCGACGGCGCAAAGCTGCGTATCCCTGTGGGAAAACGGCTTTGCCCTCGCCACGGTCAAGGGAGCGGCGGCGCTCGATCGCCGCACGATGGCGCTGGTGGGCCGCTCGTTGGCGCTGCGCGGCGAATCGGTCCTGTTGATGAAGGGCGATGACCTGGTTCCCTGCGCGGACTGGGATCTGCGGACGCGCGATGGCCGTCCGACCGCGTATCGCGTCAGCATCAGCGAGGCCGGCGGCGGCACCACACAAACCGCGCTCGCGGGCGAGATCCTGCACATCCGTATCGGCTGCGATCCTTCAGCGCCCTACTACGGCACGGCGCCGCTCAAGCGCGCGAGCCTCACCGCGGGCATGTTGAACGCCGTCGAGTCGGCCCTCTCGGAAGTGTACGAGCTGGCGCCGATCGGCTCGCAGGTTGTCCCGATGCCCGAGCAACAGGAACAGGAACAGGCGGCGCTCGGGCGTTCATTCCGCGGCCAGCGCGGCCGCGTGCTGTTGCGTGAGTCGGTGACCGTCAGTGCGGCCGGTGGGCCGGCGCCGGCGGCCGACTGGCGGCCGGCGAGCCTGTCTCCGGACCTCGAGGCCGTCATGCCGGGCGAGATGATCGCTGCGGCCCGCGATGCCGTCTGCGGTTGCTTCGGCGTGCTGCCGGCGCTGTTCAATGCACAGGGACAGGGGCCGATGACGCGCGAGGCGCAACGCCACCTCGCGACCTGGACGCTGCAGCCGATCGCGGCGCTGATCGTCGAGGAAGCGAAAGAGAAGCTGGGCGCGGCCATAGAGATCGATGTGCTGACGCCGCTGCAGGCCTTCGACCAGGGCGGTAGCGCGCGAGCGGTTGCAACCTTGGTGCAGGCCGCGGCACAGGCGAAAGAGGCCGGCCTATCGGATGCGGCGCTCGCCGGCATTTTCGCGAAGATGGACTGGAGCAACTGACGTGCGGCAACACATCACGATCGTCTCCGGTGGCGTTCGCTGCGGCACGTCGTTGGGCGTCGCGATGCTCGAGGCCGGTGGCATGGACGTCGCCGGGGCCGGGCCGCCGTTCTACGAGCTGGACCAGGTGAAGGCGGACGCTCGGCTCGTGCTGGGCGATTTCCTGCGGGCCGCTACCGAGCCAGCGTCGAGCCAGCATATGCGGTGGTGGGTCCTGCCGGTCTTGTGGGGTCTCAGGGCGGCCACACGCGGGGGCCGTCGGTTGAGCGTCGACGCTGGATGGTTTGCGACGCTGGACGGGTGCGCCGTCAAGGTGCCGATGCCGCATTACGTGAAGGTCCCGCATGGACCGCATCGAGTCCTGTGGCTCGACCGGAACGAAGAAGCGCGGGCGATCTCGCTTCTACGCCACATGGATCTTGAGGCCTCGCCGGAGCGCCTCGAGGCGTTGGCAAGGTACTTCACGGCAGCTCGCCGGGCCGGCCGCGCCGCCCTGGTGGAGGCGGGCGCGCGGATCCTCGACGTGCGCTTCGAAGACCTGGTCAACGGGGAGACGTCGTGCCGCTGTGCCGTGGACCGGATCGCGGCCTTCCTCGACCGGCCGCTCGATCGGGCCGCCATGGTCGCCCGCGCGGCACAGTATTGCCGCCAACAGAACGACCTCGACCGGATGAGCGACCATATCCCAGGATGGAACGCCAACCCGTTGAACGTGCTGCGCACCATGCGGCGGACGTCGATGGCCGCGCTGAAAGGCGGATAGCAGGTGGGTTGGTCCGCCCGGCGTCATCTTCAGCGCCACAGGACTGGGATCAGACGGTGAGTGCCCGGGGCGCGGGCCCCTAAACCCCGTCGGAGCGTAACGGGAGAGACCTCTGCCGGGTGACGCTCAGAGGCCGGCGTCGAAAGGCGCCGGCCTTACCTCTTGTGCTTGGCTAATCCGAGTTGGACCAGGCGGCGGATGATGTCTGAGCGGCTCACGCCCTCGGCGCCGGCCTTCTCGTCGAGCGCCGCGATCACGTCAACCGGGAAGCGCACGCCAACCATGGGGTCGCGGCCTCCCGAAGGGGGGCGCCCGCGCTTTTTCGGTTTAGCCACAATTGACTTGGCCATAATTTCGGCTTTACCATAAAGGCGAGCCGCACGGAAGTTCGCACCTCCCGCGCGGCTCTAACCGCAACTCGAGCCCTGTAGGAGCCCGAATCATGGCTGTTTCCACAAATAGCACACGCAACACCGTGACCACGACCAGGCGGCAGCTGATCGCCGCTGCAGGCGGTGTCGCCGCAATCACTGCCTTCGCCGCCACCCCCGCCGCCGCGGCCGAACCGCTAGAGAAGCTGTGGGCGGACTATCAGAGCAGGGTCGCTGCCTTGGAGGCGGCAATGGACGCCTACCAGCGGGCCGAAGAATTGGTCGGCTATGATGGGGCGCGAGAGCTAGACCGCGCTGCCGATGAAGCCGTGATGGCGAAATATTGCGCGTTGGATCTGATCGACCAGACGCCAGCGCGCAGCGTGAGGGGGGCGATCATCAAGCTCCGCTCGGTGCACGCCCGCGCCAGTTTCAATGCCGGCTTCAACGATGGGCTGGGAGGGTACGAGTTTGAGGTCGAGGCTTACAAGGTCGCTGCAGTCATCGCAGAGTTCGAGGCGCTGAGCGGCGGTTAGACCAAGAGTTTCCACGGCAAAAACCACTAACTGGAAGTTCTTGCGAGAACTACCAGTTAGTGGTAATTATGGATTATGGCGCGCCCTCGGAACGATTCCCCGCTCGATCAATTCACCTCGACTGAGATGTCGGTGGCGGGTGGAATCACGCTCCGCAACTTCATGCTTCTCAGCGACCGTCGACTGGCACCACTTCCAAGGCGTGCCGCGTTTGGGAAGGGGGTCGCCCGATCCTGGGACACTTTTGCCTTGGGGCAGGTCGCGATCATCGGCGCGCTTCACAAGGCCGGCGCCGGCCTGATCCCTGCAGCCAAACTTGCAGGCCTCGTTGCCGGTGAACAGGGGGCCGCCTATGGCCGGTTCATTTCAGGGTTGGACGCCTGCCACCGAGAGAAGGATTTCCACGCGAAGTATCCTGACTTTCCGTGGCTGCCGACAGAGAAGTACCCGGGCGACGTGCGGGACGATTTTTGGATGCACCGCTATCTCCGCACGCTGACCGATGCCTACCGCCCTCGCACCGCTCGGAAGGGTGATTTTCTGCTGGAGATCATTGATCAGGAGTACGTGTTCTATGGGGCGCTTCACGACCTGAAGTTCAGCTATGCGGATGGTGGCGAAGCGGAGGCGCTTTGCAGAATCACCAATTGGGGCCGCGGTGACGATGTCTCGATCCGCACCGTTCTGGACGAAGTCGGCGTGCCGATCGGAGAGGCCAGAGCCTCGCAACTTCTGAAGAAGGTGGAAGCGGAGTATTTTCGAGCGCGCAGCAATGCGATCAGCTTCGTGCGTGTGAACATGTCGCTCGCTATTCGTACGGCGCTCGACGAGGTTCACGAATTTCGGGAGGGGCGGTCGGATGGAAAATAGCCCTTCCATCGTGGTCGGCCGCGCGCGCGTGGCGCAGATGCTGGGTCGATCTGAACGGACCGTGTCGCGCTGGATCAAGCGCGGCCTGCTGCCGGTGACGAAGGCGGGGCCGTTCGGCAACAGCTTGTTGAGGGTGCGGGTCGCTGACTTGGAACGCCTCAACCAGGTGGAGCAGGAGGACTGATGGCGTCATCGGCTCCCTCACAGTGGCCGTTCGGCATGAACCGCGAGATAGCCGCGGACTACACCGGATTCAGTAGGGGGCACTTCGATAAGATGGTTGCAGCTGGAAAGATGCCGGCGCCCCGTCGCGAGGGGGCGCGTCTGGTCTGGTTGCGCGACGAGCTCGAGGCGGCGTTGCGGGCGCTTCCGAGCGACGGTGACGACGGTCCCAACGAGTGGGACAGTGCGGCATGAACGCGAACATCCTGCTGCGCTATGTTCACGCCTTCCGAGATCGCCATGGCCGCATGCGGTACTACTTCCGCCGCCCCGGCTTCAAGCGCGTGCCGCTGCCTGGGCTGCCGGCCAGCGATGAATTCATGACGGCATATCAGATGGCGTTGAACACGGCGCCCCGTGTCGAGATCGGCGCATCGAAGGTAGCGGCCGGCACCGTTGCGGACCTGGTCGCGCGCTACTTCAAGTCGGCAGAGTTCGTGGGCCTGAAGGCGAGCACGCAGTCGACCTACCGGAGCATCATTGAGCCGTTCCGTGAGAAGCACGGTGATAAGCGCGTTGCGCTGCTGCAGCGCCAGCATGTGAAAGACTTGCTTGCCGCCAAGGCGGCGACGCCGACGGCGGCGAACAACTGGCTGAAGCGGATGCGGCAGCTGATGGCGTTCGCGATCGATCTGGGCATGCGGCGCGATGATCCGACCGTCGGCGTGAAGCCGCTGCCGATTCGCTCGGCGGGTCATCCGGTGTGGACGGCGGATGACATCGCCGCGTTTCGTGAGCGGCACCCTTCTGGCACGCGCGCGCGCCTCGCAATGGAAATGGCCCTGTGCACGATGCAGCGGCGCGGCGACCTGGTGCGCATGGGGCGCCAGCATCTACAGGCCGGCGTGCTGACAATCCGTCAGGAAAAGACCGGGACCGTGATCGAGATCCCGGTGCTGCCTGAGCTGCAGGCCGAGATCGACCAGCTGCCGGCCGGACAGATGACGTTCCTGGTGACCGGGCAGGGCAAGGCCTTCACGTCGGCCGGCTTCGGCAATCTCTTCTCGGATTGGGCGACCGAGGCCGGCTTGCCGACGGGCTACAATACGCACGGTCTGCGGAAGGCCGGTGCCACCCGAGGCGCCGAAGCCGGCTGGACCGATCACGAAATCGCGGCTTGGGGTGGCTGGAAGTCTCTGAGCGAGGTGCAGCGCTACACCCGCACCGTGAACCGCCGGAAACTGGCGCAATCTGCCGTCCACAAGCTCACACCGAGAACGACCAGTGGCAAACCCAAGTGAGGGTTGCCAATTTTCAGGAGGTAAGTAACTGAAATGTCAGGACATTTTGCGGCGGTGGTAGGCCCGGCAGGATTCGAACCTGCGACATAACCGTTATGAGCGGCTCGTTCTAACCGCTGAACTACGGGCCCCCGCAACCGCTGGGCTGCGCCCCGGGCGCGCCGGGGCCGGCCCTTATAGCCCGGCTATTCGGCCGGCGGCACGAACATATAGCCGACGCCGCGCACCGTGCGGATCACGGTCGGCTTGTCCGGCGCCGGCTCGATCTTGCGGCGGATGCGGGTGATCCGGAGGTCGATCGCGCGGTCGAACGGGTCGCGGGCGCGGTGGCTGGTCGTCTCCAGCAGCCAGTCGCGCGAGAGCGGACGGTTGGGGTTCTCGGCGAAGGTCTTGAGGATGTCGAACTCGCCCGAGGTGAGCGGCACGTCGCCGTTCTCGCCGTCCAGAAGCTGGCGCTTCGACAGGTCGAGCATGTGCCCGCCCATGCGGATGCGCTCCAGCCGCGACGGCGTAGCCTTGGCCACCGAACGGCGCAGGACGCTCTTGCAGCGTGCGAGCAATTCCCGCGGCTCGTAGGGCTTGGCGACATAGTCGTCGGCCCCGCTTTCGAGGCCCAGCACCTTGTCGACCGGATCGGCGGACGCGGTCAGCATGATGATCCCGACGCGGGGGCTGCTCTCGCGCAGCCAGCGGGCCAGCGCAAAGCCGTCTTCCGGTCCCGGCAGCTGGACGTCCAGAAGGACCAGGTCGGGCATCGCCCGGGCAATCTGGCGGCGCATCCGGGCGCCGTTCTCGACGGCAATGACCTCGAGGTCGTGGTTCGAAAGATAGGTCTCGGCGGCCTTGCGCTGAAATGCGTCGTCCTCGACCAGCAATACGGACGGAAGCTGCAT